ATCTATTGCATGATAGGACTCATATTTTTCAAATGTTGTATTTTCACCTCCCTTGCTAACACAACATGTTAAAACATCAATTCCTTCTTCCGGTAACCGATCTTTAACGCTGATCCACATACAAACCCTCCATTTTTTTTCACCATAGTCTACTCACATACACAGTTTCTGTCTATGTAAACAAATATTTGACAGAATTCCCCACTTCAGCTATCAAGAAAATTGTTGAGTTAAAAACATTCGTTGACTGCGCAAAGTCTAACTCAACAAAACATCCCCCCAAAAGGGGAGCCCTTGGCTTCAGAGTCAAGGGATTTTTTAAATAGGTGTAACGAGGGTTCCCCAACCCTAAGGAATGCTAATGGCTGAAGAAGTAGAACAGAGCGTTACAGATGTGGAAGTCGCTCTCCCCACTGAATCAGAACAGCAGGACTCCCTGCAAGAGGCCCCTACAGTACCTCAAGAGCCTCTGATCAAGGATCAAGAGTACAACTGGAGAGAAGCACGCAGGAAGATGCAAGAGTTAGAACGCAGATCTGAAGAACAACAAGAACTTATCAATAGGCTCCAATATCAACATCAAGAGCCTTTAGAAGAAGATGACTTGGCAAAGCTGGCAGATGATGACATTGTCACAGCAAAGCAGGCACGAGGTCTAGCAGAAAAAATGGCCAGACAAGTTGCTGAGGAGGCAATCAGAGAGAAGGATGCTTCGACAGTTGATGAGAGAATAAAGAATAGGTTCCCAGACTTCGATGACGTAGTAACTCGAGAAAATGTAGAAACATTGAAATCACAAGACCCAGAACTAGCAATGTCTTTATATGCCTTGGCGCAAGATCCGTACGCTCAGGCCGTTGCAGCCTATAAAATGCTCAAGAAACAAGGGATAGGGGATATGGCAAGATTACAGCCTCAAAAAGCTAAAGCTTTAGAAAATTCCCGCAAACCTGTTTCAGTCCAAACTGTGACGAAATCCAGCGCTATAGGCGAAGTACATAAGTTCGATAACGGCCTGACGCCAGAGCTTCGAAAGGAGCTTTGGAAGGAAATGCAACAAGCGATGAAGGCTTCTTAGTTTTTGAGTCTTTTTTTTACAAAAGATTAAAAAAATGAGTATAACAACCACGAGTACGCTCCCTGCTCCCGTCCAGCAGACCTTCTCGTACAAGTTGCTTTCAGTTCCTGTGCCTTATATGATCCATAAGATCCCGGCCGAACTGAAGCAAATGCCACGTAATGGTGGTACGACCCTTAACTAGTCTAGGGGTCGATAAATCTTCTCTGATTGACTTGAAAACCTTACCAGGTAATGCTGGAGGCAACAAGGGGCAAGTATAACACATACAGCCTGAACGTAGCAAGCGAGAAGACCCTTCGGGGATGCGGTGCTCTGAACATTGCAGAAATGCAGTGAGTGAAGTGCAATAGGCTTCACCTCCCAGCGATGGGAAGTAACAAAATTGTAGAATGCGACGGTATAATCCATTGGCAACTTGTCCTGTGCCGTTGGGGAACTTGGGTGTAGACCCAGCGCCCCAAAATTTGACCGCATTGAATATTGATGCGAAAATGGATTTTTACGGTACCTACATATTGCTCAACGAGCAGGTAACCTTACAAAACCAAGATCCTGTATTAAATGAAGCTACGCAAAGGCTGGGTAAAAAGTATGCCCAGGATAAACTTTCTCTTATTGACTTGGAACTCCAGGAAGCTGCATAAGCATGGAAGACAAGGGGCAAGGATATGTTATGTAACAATTGTATGTATGAACTTTTAAGAGAATTATCATTAACCTTACACGGTGGTGGTGCTTTTTATTGTATGACCCTCACATGTACAGACAATAATAAATGTGACAAAGAAAAGTTCAAGAACGATTTGTTAAAAATTATCCAGCCTGAACGACTAAATGAGAAAGCTCCGAAAGGAGATGCGATAGTCTGAACAGCGACAATAAATAAAATCGCTGAGGCTGATTCGAAGAAGTCGGCCCGCCAGTAGGTGACGATTTGTCACCGACTGGTCACAAAAGTAACAGAATGGTATCTCTCCGTCAAACTGAAGATCAGTTGATGCGGGACATGCTGAGCGCAACAGCGACATTAGTGAACTGTGTCGGTGGTAATGATGGTGATAACCCAACAGAAATCACACGCACAGACGTAGACTACGTCGTCAGAACGCTACGTGGGAATAATGCCTACAGCTTTTTGACGGGAGTCGAAGGGGAAAATCGATTTGGAACAGCGCCAGTACGCGACGCTTACTTTGGCCTTGGCCACACAAACCTCATAGGGCAGTTGGACAATGTCAATGGATTCACCCAGAAATGGAACTACCCTAATCAACAGTCCACCCTCGATGCAGAATGGGGTACATGCGCCAATATTAGATTTTTACTTTCTAGTGTCGGTTCTGTAACTCCTAACGCGTCAATGCTTGGAGCTGATTGCTACAATATTTTCTGTTGTGGCAGAGAAAGTTTCGCAGCTATCGAACAAGATGGGCATTCTGCACGGTTCATATACCGTCCGCCCATTTTTAGCGGCGCTCTAGCCCAAAATGCTAGTGTGGGATTCGTATTCGCTGAGGTTCCTCGTATCCTCAACGATCAGTGGCTTTTAAATCTACGATGCACATTGGCATAAGGAGGATAAAAAAATGAGTACTTCTATTCATGGCCTTTTAACAAGTACATTTACCTCCGATGGGCTACCGAGATACATCTCGCTGCCATGTGGGTATGATTTATTTGACCTCGTCAACATCTCAGATATTGGCGATGCAGGGGCGACAACACAGGTAATGAGAGCGAAAGGATATAGTGCTCTACCTGCAGGGTCTGCCTATCTCAACCTGAAGACAAATGGTGCTGCGACATTGGATCTTGAGTCAATGATCACAACGAATGGATTCACATTCCTCCAAGATAGTGGAATCCAAACTCCAGGGGCTCCTGTTGCAGTGACAGCTATTACTGCGGCATCTCCTGCTGTAGTATCGTCTGCATCAACAGCTGCTGTTGGCGATGTCATCAGGCTTTATGGGACCACAGGAATGCTGCAGATTGCTGGCTGGGACTTCACAGTTTCTGCTGTCAATCCTGGCGTCACACAGTCAATCAACAACTTGATTGCTGCTGGTTTCGCTGCTGCCGCAACAGCTGGTTTTGTAAGGATTATACCTTTTAATCCTCGCTATTATCCTCCTATACGTCGAATTGTTGCTATTACCCAAGGGGTATCAACAGTTATCGCTCTTAACGTCACACACTACTACACTGTGGGACAGCAAGTGCGTATATCGATGCCAGCTGGATGGGGGATGCCAGAGATCAATGGTCTCCAAGGCACCATCACAGCTATAGGCACGGCTATTTCGAGCTCGACAAACACCATCACGGTGAATATTGACTCGTCAACCTTCACTCCTTTTGCATTCGCAACAAGCGCAGCAGCTGCTCTTGCTATAGGGGTGCCAGAAGTTGTACCTATTGGCGAAGCTGCAATCAATACGATTGCACAGCCATATGGTAATCTCCTTGATGATGCTACACGAAATATCTCCATCACAGGGATTATCGTTGGCACAGGCGTACAAACTGCTGGTAAGTTATATCAGTGGATTGCACGTAGAGGACAGTCGATCTAACATTAGATTTGATTGATTTGTTAGGGCCTCTCGTTCTGAGGGGCCCTTTTTTTATTCTTAGATATTTGTAATTTCTTTAGCACATTTGTGAGGGAGATACTCTTAAATACTCTTTAAAATTGTATTTATACGCTTAAATTTGCGCTAGGTTAAGCGATCTAGATTTGGCAGGGTAAATACTGCCTTGACCAAGATAATTGATTGTAGCTCGATTCTGTGCGAATTTAGGGCCTCCATCTCATGCCCAGCTAAATTCTGTATTCAACCAATGTAAAGTAAAATATTTCTTCCACAAATAGGGAATATTTGAAATATTGCGCTTGAAACCTAAAACAAGAGGTGTTTCATGTCGCGTCAAAAGAAAGAAGTAGTTGAAAAGTTAGATGAAGTAGAAACGAAAGAAATGGCTTCACAATCAAGTGAAGAAGTTAAAGCAACTAACCCATTTACTAAAAAAGAGGAGCTGATCGTCATCACTCTTCCAAGCAAAAAAGAACTTGCAAAAGAGAAACTTAACAAGCTCATTGAAGAAGAAACCAAACTCGTAAAAGGGCGATTTCGTAATTACGAGGCTCCAGGTGGGAATTTGAGAGTTCAGATTAGGAAATATCCAGGAATCCCTCCATTTGATAAAGTAATGGTTGATAATGAAATGTATGAAGTTCCTTTATATGTGGCGCGACATCTCAATGGTATTGATGCCTCAGCTGGAGGAGGCACTACAAAGACTAACACTTGTGCTTGGCCCACTCATAATTTCCAATGGGACCGCAATAAACCTATGCCAGCTAGTAGGGAGGATGATATGGGTGTTCCAGTTCCTATTCTTGGAGTTTCCAAGTGGACTCGCAGGTTTGGCTTTGAGAGCACTATATTCGATCCAGAAGGTTAAAATTATATGACTGCTCCTGACTACTTTTATCCCAATCAGCAGGCTATCTCTGCCATCTCCCAGAGCTTGCCTGTTATCATAACTACGTACAATCCTCATAATTACAAGAATGGGTTGGTAGTCAGGGTTTTTGTCCCTTCCAATAAAGAATATTTTCCTTTCAAGGCAAATGTTAACTATCTAGGCATGCCACAAATCAATGGGCTATTGGGGGAAGTCACTGTCCTTAGTCCTACAACCTTCTCACTGCCAATTGATTCCTCTTCCTTTGACACTTACACTCCTGGCATTGGCTTTCCAGAAGACAATGAATTTGTAGGGCAAGTAATTCCTGTAGGAGAGATAGCGCTCACCTTGACAAGTGCTACTGTGAACAATAGAAATATAGTTCCAGAGATTTTTGGCACTCCTCCATCACCTAATTACCCCCTAAACCCTGTAATATTCCCTTAACCCATCTAAGGTATTATGTCAGTCCCTTTTACGCTCTTAGATATTAGAAATAAGGTCAGAAGGATAACAGGCAGGCCAAATACTGCCCAAATCACTGATGCTCAAATTGATCAATACATCAATACATACTACATCTTTGACCTCAATGAAGAGTTGAGGATGGAAAGTTTTAGATATAACTATCAGTTTGTAACGAATGCCAACACTCCTGTTTATGACTTTCCTAAGGAATTGTACTTGACAAATATGCCTCCAGTATATATTGGAGGCTACCAAAGCTACATGACTCAGAGTAGAAATAACTTCTTTAGGATTACTCCACAACCTGACTTTCTTCAACAGCAGGTGACGACGGGAAATGGGACAAAAGGTCCTTATGCCTTTACGTTGACAAACACCCCTGTTATGCCAGGGTTTAAGCCCAACCCTTTTGGGGCCTACACTCCCTCTGTTGCTTATGTTATAGGGGTCCCAGGTACTGACATCCCAGCCTCACAAGTCAATTGGAATGTACTTATTAGTGGGCAAGACGCTACTGGCAGAAGCATAAATCTAGTCGATGATGGGGGATCTTCTGTAAATGGACATAGCAATATAGGGCTTTTGTTTGATCCTAACGACAATTCCACGTTGCCAGCCAACGCTAGAGGGACGATAAACTACATCACAGGCCAGGTGGCCATCAACGCTCTTCCAGGCTTTGCAACGGCGATCGCTGCAGGAAATCCTATCAACTGCCAATACGTCCCATATGTAGCTTCAAGGCCTCAAAGTGTAGTCTTCTACCAAGATCAATTTATCCTCTATCCTGTGCCAGATCAAGCTTATACAGTAAGTTTTGAGGCCTACAAGTATCCTACAGCCTTCTTAGCTGTTGCCCCTGCTACTGCTGGAGATAACGCCCTTGTTCCTCAACTTCGAGAGCTTTGGCAACTCCTAGCCTATGGCGCTGCAGATAAAATATTTGCTGATGCTGGGGATATGGATAATTTGATGAAGTTTCGTCCCTTGTTACAGGAGCAATTGAAACTTTGCCAAAGAAGAACTATCGTGCAGCAGACAAGTGAAAGGGCTGCGACTATATATTCAGAGCAAGATAGACTTTCGCAATGGCCATTTGGAAACCTATTTGGTGGTTTCTAGCCTCACGCTAATTTTAGTCTTGTAAGACAAGTCTTTTATTGAAATCCTAGAGGCATTATATTGCGGTTAAGCAATATAATTCTTTAGGATTTCACATGTCATACCAGCCATATTACATCTCACAGTATGAACAGGATACAGGGCTTGAAAACTATTTCCAGTCCTTTTTGCTTCCTGAGAAGGCTTTTCCTCTTTTAGAAGATGCTTACTGTTGGAGAGGAAGAGTACAGAGAAGGGGAGGGGTTTTCCTTTTAGGAAGGTTAAGAAGAGAGCTTACAGACATAAAGCTCAGTACGCAGGCTAATGGAGCTGCATATACCATTGCGGATATATTTGCTGACCCCAACATAAACGTACGATCTCCTCCTCCTCCAGCTATTTCTGAGACATATGCTCAAATTGATCCAAAATCAGTCTCTGTAACAGTTGGGGCTATCGTTTTTGTAGATGATGGCTTAGGGGGGTTGTCAGATGGGGCTGGGAATACAGGCACTATTAACTATGTCACTGGCGCTGTAACACTTGCTTTTGTTCCCCCTCTAGGCGTAGCTACAGACGTATACATAACCTTTGGGTATTTTCCATTTTTGACTGTTATGGGGTTAAATCTTTATGAAGTTCCTGGAGTTGATTTTGATTTCCTCATAGCTTTTGATCAAAAATATGCCTATCAATACAATTATCTGTCTTTTGAGTTTGAGGAATTAACAGCTCCTGGCACAACATGGACAGGGACAGACGCAAACCTCTTCTGGTCAACAAATTATAGCCTTCCAGGATCTCCAAATCCTATATTTTGGGCAACGAACTTCAATGGAGCTGTAGGTGGGGACCCTATACGATATTACGACGGGACTGCTTGGACTGATTTTTCTCCAGTGGTAGACGCTGCTAATAACGAACTTCATAGCTGTCTCGCCATGCTCCCATTTAAAAATTGCTTGTTAACTTTCAATACATGGGAAGGACAGGGAGGAGCTCACCCAACTTCTATTAACTATCCTCAAAGATGTCGATGGAATGCCCCCCATGCTGACCCTATAAACCCTACTTTTTGGCTGGAGGCTGTAGGAGAGGCAGGATATATTGACATTCCAAGCCAAGACACAATTGTTTCTGTTGAATATTTAAAGGACGTTATTCTTGTAAAGTCTAATTCATCATCTTGGAAACTTATTTATACTGGAGATTTAGTTACACCATTTGCGTTTCAAAAGATTAATTCAGAATTTGGTGCATCATCAACTTTTAGCCTAATACCATTCGATGATGGCGTCTACGCCATAGGATATCGAGGCATTACCACTGATGACACTACTTCTGTAGAGAGAATAGACCTTAAGATTCCAGACGAATATCTTAAAAATGAACCAGCTCCCTTTAGGGCTTATGGAATAAGAGACTATGCAAAAGAATTGGTGTATTGGGCATATGGTTTAGAGACATTGAATGTAGAGATTACTACTCCTTATCCAGCAAATCCTTGCTTTAACAACCAAGTGCTTGTATATAACTATAGAAACAATAGCTATGCCAGGTTTAATGATTCATACACTTGCTTTGGTACTTTCTATATTGAAGAGCCAATTGGATTCCCCCCTGCAATAACTCCATCGTCTGACAATGTCATAGCAGGAAATCAGCAAGGGTTTGTGGAAATAATGAATGCCCAAACCCTCAACAGCCCATCATTATCTATCGTAGCCATAACTCCTGGGGCCAATGTCAAAATAACAATTCCAAACCACAACTTTAACACAGCAGTTGTAGATTATTGGGTTAGGATCGATGGGATAATTGGGCTAGGACCAAATAATCCAGACACATTGAATTACTCAGTTTTGAATCCAGATATTTTTCACCTAAAAAACCCTTCCCCAGATCTTGATAATGTTTATCTTGAGCTATATGACCCCGCCACAAACACTTTAAACCCTGTAGCATTGGTTGCAGGGGGTACATATCTTGGTGGTGGGACCATAACAATAATGCAAAACTTCAGCATCAAAACAAAGTTCTTTTCCCCTTTCTATGATAGTGGTCAACAAAATAGGGTTCCCTTCATAGATTTTCTAACAGATAAAACTACCTCTGGGCAGTATTCAGCGTTAGTGTTTCTTAATGAAAGAGATACCAGTGTAACAGATGCTGTCAACAACCCTCTTGTTCCTACCAATGAAGGTCTTATTGGGGATTATACAGTTCTTTCATGCCCAGAAAACATAAATCTTTACCCCTTTCAACAGCGACAGGATAAAATCTGGCATAGATTCTTTTCTCCATTTATCTCTCAGAACTTTCAGCTTTATTTGACTATGAATCCCACACAAATGTCGTCATATGACATCAACAACAATGACTTTGTCCTGCATGCTATGACCTTATATCTTTCACCCAATGCTAGGATGACGCCGTAATGACCTCTACCTATCTTCCTACCTACAAGTGTTTCCCTGTCGCAAAACCTGCCGAATTAGACAGGGTGATGGTCCAGACATATACTGAAATGGCTACTCAAATAAATTACAAGGAAAATGGGCAGTATGAACAGGTTGAGACAAATACTGGAGAGCAATTTTACAATCTGACAAATCCTAAAATAAAAAGATTTGTTTTCAGAAAGGCCATAGAATTGCCGCCTATTTTAACAGGGACTATTGTTAATATCCCACACAACATCCCTCTAATAGTTGATATGGCAAACATCTATGGTACTGTTTACACAGAAACTCCTGATTGGCGTCCTATTCCATCTGTAGGGCCTTGGGGTACAGATCTTCTCTCAGTGTGGGTGACTGCCGTTCATATTCATATCGAGTCAGGGCAAACATTTCCGAACATTCTTTCTGGTAGGGTAATCCTCGAATATTTCAAGAATTAAAAAATTTCCTTTCTGTTAGCATACAGAAAAATTGAGGTTATATATGGCAAAACATAGTCGTCGCCATGCGCATCATGGGCAAGATAAACATAAAGAAGATACGAGAGTTCCCCCTTCTGTAGGAGGGTTTGGCCGAAAGAGAAGGAAAGAGGCTGAAATTGCTTACCTACGTCAAAAGCAGCGTGAGGATATAGAAAAAAGAAAGAAAAAGGGAGTAGAGCTCACGCATGATCAAAAGAAATTAGAAAGAAAAGAAAAAAGAGCTGAGAAAAGAGAGAAAGACAGTGATACAGCATCAATTAAGCTAGAAGCTGGAAGAAAATACCCTCACCTGCAAAGAATACAAACTTTAGACAAACAACAAAAAGATATTCTTCGCAACTGGGGGAAGAAACAACCTGTAGAGAAGTGGGAGGAGCCTAGGGCTGCTAGAGACATAAGGCATGTGTTGCAACATGCTGGGAGGAAAGGGCCTCCAGAGCATCCACTAGAAAAACATGCTACCAATAGACTAAGAAAGGATATAGATAAAAAAGAAAAAAAATCTTCGTTGGAAAAAGCTGGAAGAAAATTTCTTAAGCACGGAATGAAAGAAGGCCTTCCAGAGCATCCCACTGAAAGAGCAGGGAATAGTTTCCTTCAAAGGATGCTTAGCCAAAGCCCAGAAGAAATTTTAGCTGGTCATGGACAATATCAAGACCAAGACTATCCTCAAGAGCCCTCTCGCTCATATCCAACATATCCAAATGTATCAAAAAAGAAAATTAATCGTCAAGTAGCAGACGCTACTAAACGAACAAGGCAACAGGCTACGGCACAGGGTCAACCATTTCAGGATCTTCCTTCGTACCTAAAAAGTACAGCTGTTCACAACCAAGGACAACAGCCCACCCCTGATCAGATTGCTAATTCAGAATATTTCTCTAACATGTACGGGAATAAAGCTCAGCAAGGGCAACAGGGACAACAAGGGCAACAACTTCTGCAGCAACAGTTTCAGCAAGGACAACAGCCTCAAGAGAGGGCAAATGGTGGGCAAGGCTTAACTGGCAGGCCCCTTCAAAATGCTCTAGCCTTTGAAGCTCCCTATATGAGGCAGTTTTATGAGGAAACCATCCCATCATTAGCAAATAGATTTCAATCTATGGGCGCTATGGATAGTTCAGGCTTTAATTTATCCCTAGGTAAGGCTGGAGCTGGATTGCATGAAAACCTAGCAGCTCTCAAAGAGCAAATGATTAGCAAGCTTCGAGATCAACAACTCCAGGCTTCAAATATAGGTTTGGGGTATGCGCAACTTCCAATGCAGAAATATGGATTGCAACAACAAAACGCTAATATTGGTTTAGCATATAACCAACTTCCTAATCAAAGAGCGGCACTTAGGCAACAAGCTGTCAACATGGCTGTACCATACACACAGCTTCCAGCACAAAGATGGCAGCAGCAGTTACAAGCGGCACCAGCGGGCATGATGGCATCGTTGTATCCTCAACAGCAGCAACAAGAGATGAATCGATATGCCGCCAACGCTGATTTCGCAAGAGAACAGCAGATCATGAATAATCCTAAATGGGGAAATTTGGTGATTGCTCCTAAGGGGCAAAATGCATCATCAATTCCAGGACGAGTAGCTGGAGGTCTTATGGGAGCCTTAACTGGGGCGGCAGCTGGAGGATCCATTGGAGGGGGGGTGGGAGCAGGCATTGGCGGCCTTGCTGGTCTTGGCGCAGGGCTTATGGGCGGTAGCGAGGCTATACCTCCAGTAAACCTCAAAATGCCTAATCCAATTAATACTACTCAAAGACAAATGGGCGAACCAATAAACGATCTAGGATAAACTTATGTCAATTCAATTTTTACCAGAATATTTTACACAGCAAAGACCAAGTAAGTCTGAGCAAATTTTTCAGCAGTTAGAACCTGTAGGGAAGTCTCTAGGGAAGTCTCTGCAGAATACTATTCAAGGGTATTATGATCAGCAAAAGGAAGATAGGCAAGCTGAATTAGGTGGAAGGTTAAGAAAACAGCAGGCAATAGGGCTTGCTCAAGCTTACAAACATCCAGAATGGTCTGAGGCGTTGGGGAATTTTGAAGCTCCACAGCAAATTGATTTAGCCAAGCAATTGTCAGAGTCTTCGCCAGCTTCTATGGTTTTGTCTAAATTGATAAATGGTGGGAGATTCGAAGCTCCTGAGCCTGTACAGCAGCCAGCTCCTACAGCACAGTCAATAGCTGCTAACCAAGCTGCTGCTCAGAGAATGGGAATGGCGAATCAAGAGCCTGGACAGATACCAGGGATGCCAGAGTATGCTCAGCCAGGACAGCAAGGGCCTTTGCCTCAATATCAACCTGCCATGGGCCAAGAAGAGCCTGCAGCTACTCCAGCAGAGGTCGTACCTCCAGAGCCTACTAAAGGGCAAGGAAATGGCTTAGATTTAGCTTCTTTTCAAGGCAAAAGACTTGGAGATATGTCTATAGAACAGTTGGATGCTTTAAAAGATGGACAGCCTGCGCAGGTTCAAAAACAACTTGAAGATGCTTACAACAGACAGCAAGCGGCTAAGAGGGGCGAAAGAAATACTTCTGCTGCAGAAAGAAACGCTGACCTTAATAGAGAAAAATTTCAATGGAATAAGGATAAATCAGAAAGAGAAGAGTTAAAAGATGTATCTAAAGACTATAAAGACGAAGTAGATCTTTTACGAGGCAGAGTTAGAAAGGAAGAAGATTCACTTAATTTAGCTAAAACAGCTATTGAGTCTGGCGATACTAATTCTTGGTCACAATTTGTTGCTAATAGATGGAACATTGATCCTGCCAGAACCTCAGCTAGCCAACTTTTAAATTTAGCTTCAAAAGAGTTTACTATTGGCTCTCTTACTCAACTTTCAGCAAAAGGAGTTAATCAATGGATAGAGCAAAGATTTACTTCGATGTTTCCTACTGTAGGTTCAAAAAAAGATTCCCAAGAAACAGTCCTGGCAGCTCTAAAAAGAAATGTTGACATCGATAAAAAAGAAATAGAGCTTTTTGATAAATATTCTGACGTATATGGACAGTCTTTATCAAAACTTGGGAAAATTAGAAAATATGTAAACGAAGATCTTGATAAATACAGAAAAGATCGAGATGAAAAATTAGGATATGAATTTTCTTTAATTAAAGAAAAATTTTCTGATGCAGAACAACTGTATTCAAAAGACAAAGCTGTAAATGGTGAATATATAACTCCTAAAAAACTTTCAGCCTTTGTCAAATTGCATAATGGAAATAAAGCAGAAGCGTTAAATGATTTAAAAAATCTTGGGTACAAAATTCCAACAAAAGATCAATATTTATCTTGGACTACAAATGAAAAATAAAAATGATACTTCAATCGTAGACTTGATGTTAAATGATGCTTCTTCACAAAGTGATGAGCAATATAAACAACCTGGAAATATTGATCTTACAAATAGGCCTAAGGTAAAAAATTCAGATGGGTCTATAAGCACAGTTGCTTCAAAATCTTTTAACTTTGATGGTAACGAAGTTTTATTACCTACCATTAGCGATGATGGTCGTAAATTATCTGATTTAGAAACAATCCAACAATATCAGCAGACTGGAAAGCATTTAGGAATTTTTTCTTCACCAGAAGAAGCGACAAAATATGCACAAAAGCTACATGAAGATCAAGCGCAGGGGTTAAACTATCTTTTTGATCAACCTGGGTACCAAGAAGCTATTTCATCTCCTCCAAGAACAAAAGAAGAAGAAGATAGAAGAACTTTAGGTAGGGCTGCAAAAGTTGGCGTTGCTTTCCCTTTAGGTATTGCTGGATCAACACAGCAATTTGGCGAAAATTTGATTGCAAAAGCTTTTGGAGAAGATCCAGAAAAAGCCAGGAGCCAGTTGAAAAAATGGGGTTTGGAACC